GTTTCATCGGCAACATACTTAACCAAAGTACCATCTCCACCAGATTCCAAAGCATCGCCAATATTAACAGCAGCCGAATTTGCTTTCAGCAAGGCATACACACGATCTCCAGGAGTGGGGGTCCATACCTGTACCATATCTCCGGAAGAGTAATTGTCTGTAATGGAATTGCCCTGCAAATCATCTTCCAAAGCAAACTTGGGAAATACGTTCTCACCAGCGGCCGAATGAACAGCAACCTTGCCAGTGCTTGCCAGTGCTACCACCATTCCAGGGGTAATAGTGCCTCCAGCCTCATACTCATCAATAATATTGAGGTAACAACGAACTTTCACGGTATTCTTGGCCATAATATACATCCTCTTGAGTTTGAAATTTATTGATAATTACACACAAATCAACTACGCCATATCAGTCGGAAGCAACGGTTCGATTTCAACCGATGCGGCAGCATTCGTATGTGGAGTTCCCATGCCAGAAAAATCCACAGACCTAGTTTTGCCCAACGCCTTTGCCAGCAATTCCAATTCATCCATACCCTTATCTGCCAGCATCTCTTTGGTATAATCGGAATTGCTGGTGATAATTTCGATGTGCTTGTCCTTCTGTGCCTGATGCAGTTTCAAACCATGACTGAACTGATCGCGCATATCCTGGGGAAGTGCATTCAAAAAATCTTCGGGCTTCTCGAATGTAATGGAGGTCGGCCCAGACACCGTATTACCCGATTCTTCTGTAAGGGTTGAAGCTGTATTCACAGTGGTATTTTCCTCGTCTGTTGATGTGTTGTCTGCATTCGCAACGATTTCCGGAATCAATTTTTCCAACTGGCACTCAGTAAGATTTTCCAACCACTCCACATCTTTTTCGGTGAATTTCGTTGCCGCATTTCCAACCAACTCTTGTACTCTTTCCTTAACATTCATATTGCCCCCTGTTGATTCACTGTTTTCTTGGTTATTGTTGACTTGTTTATATGAGACTTCTTTAACCACTAACTGTGGATTGCCTTCCAATACAAGTGTTCCATCTTCTTGTATATCGTATTTATCTTTATAGCTTGAAGTACCCATACCATCTTCTACTGTATAAATCAATTCAGAATTGGTGATTGACTCCAAAAAATGTAGTTTAGGAGGGTCTTCTTCCCAAACATCCAATCCATCGAGAAACCGACGCGCTGTTTCTATTGTTTGCAAATAATCTGCATTAACTGATATGGACATATCAATTGGATGTGTTTTGGCCTTTGTTCCTTTAGTGCGTTTCATTATTCCTCCTTCCTGATTTGCTCTAACACCACAACCATCTGCCCAAGAACAAGCTCCGTTTTGGTCCGGCAACACAGCCAAATGATCTGGTCTTAGATTTCGTGCTATCGCTGTATATTCCTCCCCATTCCACACCCCTGTTACATATTCATCATCCGTAAAAACACCAGTAGAAACATCCAAAGGTCTTCCATTCCTAATGTAGGATAATGCTAGTGGAGAAATGCGTTTGGCCTGTTCTTCATCAATCCAAATCTCCCCCCGTAATTTACCGTCAGTGAAATTGGCGTTGAAAATCTGACCAATGGAATTCTGTTCTATGATTTGTGGAGAATTACAGGATACGAAATAATCTCCTTCTTTGGGGTGGAAGACTGGGACTGGACGCCCATTCCAAGCACACGTGAATTTAGATAGTTCTTCTTCTGTATAAAGAATAGGGCCGTTACTACCGCAATGAACCCCGGGAACCATCAAAACTACAGGGGCAACAATGTGTTTCTTGCCCATATAAGTTTCTGATCGCAGTTGGTAATCTGCGCCATTCAGGGTTATTGCAAATGTTTTCATATCTAATGACATGTATGATCTCCTATTATTTAATCAACCACGATTTAGTTAATAATGAAAATTTTCAATAAGTCAAGTATAATTTATACCTGATTTCATTCTTCTTCATCAGTAACATCTACGGGAATCGAAATACATCTGCAGTTGTGTACTACCATCCCTTTTGCAACATACGACTCATCTTCTTCTACACTTAAATTGTACAAAGGTCTATTCTTTCCTAATACACGATGCTCAATTTTCTTAATAGAAACAGGCACAAATTCATATTGTCCTGTATGATTAAGCACAACCCTGGATAATTCTTGTTCAATTTCATTTAAGCATTTATTTATTCGTGATTCCAAATACCGCAGTACAAGCCAACCTTCTTTTTCAATTCGCTTTTGTCGTATTGCATCACGTGCTTTTGCTTCCGGAGAAGAGTGCCAATAATCACCATCACATTCAATTACAATATTCAATGCTGGAATTGCAAAATCAGCATTATACTTTAAAATAGGATACTGAAATACATAATCAACCCCCATTTTATTTAATAATTTTGCCATTTTCTTTTCAATATCTGTCTTTCTACCACTTTTACGAAACTTTGCCATTCTTGCATTTAGTCTTTTTTCTGGATGGTTTTTATATAAATCCAGCAAAGATTCACGTGCTTTTTTTCGTGTTGCTGGGTCAGACATAGGATTGTTTTTCAACATTCTTTCAGAAGAAGCTTTTCTTATTTCTGGTGTATTGGTTGCTTTTCTTATTAGCTCCCTAACATCCTTTCTCTGTAATGGGCATCTACCTTGTGCTCCCAATTCACGCATTCTAGCATTGGCGGCTTTTGTTATACTATTTTTATCACGTGTTCCATTAGCATATTCACGTTTTATTTGTGCTCTAGCTTTTTTAGACATGTTTTGTCTATGTTTTGGATCAGCCCATTGTTTATCTGTAATATCTTGGCTGAGACAGGATCGAGAACAATATTTATTAAAGAATGGTGTTAGTTTACCACAACGAGCACATTTATTCGCCAATAAACAAAGTTGTTCATCCATAGTAACATCGCCAGCCTCTTTCCATCTACATAAAGAAGACCCCTCTTTTGTTACTTGGACAGGATGATTGGAAGTAACAGATACACCACCATTTTCCATTCCTTGAATATGAAATCGTGTGTATTTTGTAGTTCCTTCTAATCCTTTATTTCGTGGTAATGCATATACTCTTCGAAAACGGCCTTTATGGGTTAAAACTAAATCACCAATAACAATCTTCCCTATGGGTTTCCAACCATTTGAAGTGTAAATAAGTGTTTGTGGATCTAAGAAACAGTTTGGATGAGCGGGAATCATATTTTCTATCTGGTCTATTGTAAACACTTTACCATCCATAGGAGCACACAGAGGACAAACCCTCCCATCCCCTGCTGTAACCCATTCAGCCATAACACGAACACCTTCAACCCCCCAATTACGATATTCCTGCACCATTGCTGTATGGTGTGCTCTAATTACTTCTGTTCTGGCCATGGTACGCGCCCGACTAATTCCAATAGCGTCAACTCTTTCAGTTAATTGTTTAGCCATTTGATTTGGATTCAGCCCATCAATAATTCCTTGTGTCAATACACGGGATATTTGTTGGTCCATAGCAGACGTTATCCCCTTTAATTCACTAAAGACACGAGTGTAGAGAAGCCCGGCACGGTCTATGTGAAAGGGTTGGTTAAAAATTGCCGCAATCCCCCCGGAATCTTCTATGGAAGGAACACTATACCCCGCACGGATTGATTCTTGTCTGGCTCTGGCAATTCCTCTTTGGTATGCAGAGAAAATATATTTAGCAGTCCACGCCTGTTCGATTCCAACACCTAATTGGTCGAAATGATAAAATGCAAGCAAACCGGCCTCTTGTTGATTCTCCAACCAACGCATGAAATCATCCACTTTATCTGGGTCTCGATCGAAAGCAAAGGCCCGTTCTCCGGGAAGTGATATTTCATTTGTTTTCAACCCAAAAACATCTTGATTTATTATAGCTCGTCGAATTGCTGTTTTCAATTCACCAAAACGTCTATTAACTTCACGCACGAACTGACTGCGTAATGTTAGTGTCTTTGTTGGATCGTATCTATACTCTCTGGAATATCCCATTTTCTATCCTGGAAAATGTCGCATACATTTTCTAGCTTGTTTTTCTTCATTGGTTCTTTTTATCACGTATGCGGCCACATCATTGTTATGTTTGAAAACCACTTCGGCTTCTTTGTTGCTGAATGCCCGTGTTAATTCATTACAAACCCAATTAGATTCTGTAGATAAATCCCTTGCAAACCCCACAACACCTATTATAGTATCTTGATTAAATACTGGTGTTTTCACCACATCCAATACGAATAAATCAGTATCAATCCATCCTAATTCAATGTAATGTTGTTGTTTTTTAGATTCAATACAATGCAAATCTGTTCCTTTACAAACCTCGCCGAATGTATGCACACGATTATTACTTCTAAATTCATCTAATAATTCTTTGTCAGTATATCCAATAAGATTCAAACCGCATCCAGGGGGCATTCTATAGAATACTTCACACCAAGACGGGTCACAATATACATATTTTAATTCCATATCTTTATACCATAAGTAACCTCCGGCACATCTGATCATTTGTTGAAGAATTTCATTAAGACGAATAGCTTCTTCATGCTGTGTTTTCGCATACTGAATCAACTGAATCATATCGTCTATACGTTCTTCAAATCTCTCTGGTTTGCTTTGTTTTTTGATCACGAACCCCTCTCCGTAAGCCATAGTTTCACAATCGCAATTACTATCCCAATCACCAGTGCGTAAATTACAAGAAACTGACCTTTTAGATACGCAATAGAAGAACCCTGAATAGATTGTTCTTTTTTAATTTCTTTAATATCATCTTTTAATTCTCCAAGGCGTTCTGTTAGGAGGTCGTAAATTCCAGGTACAGCCATGAATACCCTCCCTTAATCTACAATAATAAATATATTATCACGCATCATACTTATTTCTTGATTGGAAATTTGTATGTCATATAAAGCCACAAAAGAAAAAACCAATCCATATTCTTCGCTAATCATATTCTTCGTCATTAGCTTTTCCATTTTTGACTCCTTGTGCTGGTGGTGTTATATCCAAAGCCTCCCGCAACCTATCCAATTCCATATCATGTTCTTCTCCGTTAATATAGTTATCCTTGATTTGGATAATTTCATCTATTTGTTCTGTTGAAAGACCCAAAAACATTTTGAAGAAAGCTTCTGGTGGCAATGTTTCTTGAGTCAGGAGATTGGCTGTATATCGTGCCAATGCTTCTGCTCGAACGCGCCCAACATCTGCCTTTTCTTTATCACTGGTAGCAAATAAATCCTCCCATTGAAATGTGAATACCACGTCTTTAGATTGTGGCAAAATGCCGTATTGCTGACAAGTGGTTACAAAGGGGATTAGAATCTTCGGCTCAATAAATTCCGTTCTACGATTTTGGATTAGCTGAAGCCATGCACTCTTATCTTGTGTGCTGGCCAATTCCCCACGTTCAGAACCAACCAAGATTCGTTTTGGAATTCCGGTGGCTGCAGAAATCATCTGCACCTGTGCATCTACATGAGAAAGCGGATCTGCAACTTGAGATTGGAGAGCATCAATATCAATTCCTTCATTAACCAAGAAACGACGAAGATTGTGTTCGTATTCATCTAACTGGCCTTCTAATTCTTTTCTGGCCGCTTGTGTCATAGTGTAATTTTCTTTCAATTTGCCTTGGTATCCCGGGCGAGCACCCCGCCAAAACATTTCACCAGAACCACCAATAATCTTTTCCAAATCTTGTAGATTATTAAATACAGGTTCCAATCTTGGACTACCATATATCTCCGATTCAAGTTCGTCAGAACAACAATGAATAACCCTGGAATAATGAACAACCAAATCAGCCGTACATCCTTGTTCGATAGCATCCATTCTGATTTTATATAGTACAGGACGCCCATATCTTGGATTAGATGGATTTGTCTCATACTTATCGATTGTTACTGACCCTTCTCCGAATGGCTTAACATATACCAATTCTAAATCATCGCCAGTAACAGGTGTGGCTAATTGGGTAGAATTGGAAACATCGTTCAATCCTAACAAAAGCACCCCAAATCTTCCCAATCCTGTTAATTTATCGAATCGCTTGAGCCTTTCGATCAATGCCATTTGATCATCAGCAACTAATTCTTTCCAAGCAATTTCTAAATCAGTTTCTACATTGCTACCAGCTTCGGATAAAACAACACCTTTTTTCCATGCAGCATCGACTGGTTTATTGATAATAGCGCGGCCCATAGCAAATCGTTTCCATTTCACATAATAATCTGAATATTTCAATTCTTGAATATACCCTAGAGCACGGTATAAATCGCGATCTCCTTCATACGCAGATGGTGTCATTTTATCCAATAGTGCCATTCTATTAGATAGTTCACTGAATATTGCCAACTGATTCTGATTATGTTTCGTACGCTTCATACATCCTCCTTAACTAGAAAGCACAGACCCTGCTTGTTTTTTAGATGATAATATATTGAAAGCACCACTGGCCGCATCTATCTGATCTTTATAGGAGCCATCTGGGAAGAATTTCATCTCTTCTATAAAATCCTGATTCCACACACCCTGCATCAAAGATACGTTGCCAACATTTACTTGAACAGAAAACGGATCAGCACGATAAATTTTATCTCCTGTTGGTCTGTCTGCTTTAACGGAAAATCCAGAAAGATTCTTAATGGTACTTTCTGCACTTTCTTTACCACCGGAACCCGGTTCTTGTTCTATATACACCAAACAAGATTGTCCATCTGCTTGTGCTGTTGCTTTAATGATGCGTTCTCTTTCTTCCGTAGACCATTGCCCACGCTTTACATCTTCAACAATGAATTCGGGACCGTCCATATTAACTTTGGTCATCTTTACACCGGCTGTGTAACAACCCTTTCCCTGTGACCCTGCTTTATCCCAATATCTAATAGTTTGATATCTCTCATGCCATTTAGGACTTGTATGCGTTGATTGAAGCATATCTGTTTTGAACATACCACCACCAGCGGGAATAGGACTTTGTCCTATTTGTCCAGCATATCCATATTGCCCCAAATCAGCTTCTAAATCTTTAAGAGCAGACCAAGGAATTCGAACAGGATCAAGTAAATCGTCTTTATATTGCTTGATTAGATATTCAGGTTTCACCTGATCACGATATTGCCTAATTTCACCAGGAAGACAAATATGAAATATTTTTTTATTCTTCTTTGCCAACAAATGCCCCGACGGATCTTTTTCAGCCAATCTCTGCATAATCAAGATAGTCGGTGTTACACTTTTTTCGATTTTTCGTGTGGAAAGAGTTTGGTCAATCCATCTATTGCAATTCTGCACTTCTATCTGAGATGCACTTCTATTGGGATCTAATGGGTCATCCACCACCAAAATATGCCCATGAAATCCCGTTAAAGTACCGCCGACAGAGGTGGAGTACCTGTTACCCCCTCTAGTAACCCCAACTTCACTACCATCGGGCGCAAATACTCTTTTATCTATGCGAAAATTAGACTTGGTATCCTTATCCCTCTTAATAGTAATCTCTGGAAATAGCCGTTGATATTTCATTGAACGAATAATATCGCGCGAATATTCAGCCAATTCCAAACTGAGTGCGCTGGAATACGAACTGGTAATGAATCGCATCCAAGGCCAATTCGTCCAACACCATGCAGGAAACATAACCGAACAGGTCATTGATTTGGTGGTTCCGGGGGGAATATTGATTATGGGATCGTATAGTTTTGGTTGCCTATCTCCAACTCTTCGTGCAACTTTCATTAACTGATTGCATAGATATGGTATGTGCCAATTCCATTTCGGTTCGTCCGTACACACTTCGTACCAAAAGTACCGCATGAAATAGAATAGAGAACGTCTGCAAGATTCCGCATGGACGATTTCTTTATGTCCCAATGCGTGTTTTAGAATATTCTTCTTTGATTGAGAATTATATATATCCTTCGCGGTATTCATCTGAATCTACTCCATATAATCTTCATAGTTCAAAGCACCTTGT